GGGTTTAATGGGTCGAAGAATACTTTGGTATTTCCACTAATTTTGTTGGATGCAATATAATTGAAGTTGGATTCGTAATCTTCTTTACGTAATGCTTTATCAATGGTTAATTTAGCGGTACGTGAACATAATACAGTAGTTGGTGCGAAACCAGTAGCGTCACCGGCTGCATTGTATCTCATTTCATCATCAATGATGACTTCGTTATCGATAATATGTTCTGCAGTATCCCAGTTAGCAAGAGTAGCGGATGATGCACGTCCACCAGCAATAATACTGTTAGCATATTTTTCTTCAAAGAAATCTGCAATTTTAACAACTGCAGCATTATAGAAACTTAAAAGATTGGATTCGAATTTTCCTCTTTGTTTGTCCCTTGTATTGGCTTTGTACATGAAACCGATAGGTAAGGTTTGTCCACCGATGGTTTGGCCTTTGCCGAATTTGATTTCGTTGAAGTCAATACCGTTATTGGTGTATAATGGTTCTCCGGTTTCTACATCTCCGTGTATATAGTTTGTAAATAATCCTGTTTCGTTTTGCTCTACTGGGAGCAATGTTAAGAATTTTAATGCAGCATAAATTCTTTTCTGTACATATAATTCTTCATTCTGTACTTTATCATCAAATACATCTGGTAATCCATTAAATGCCATAAAAATAATCCTCCATTCAAATTAATAAACTTATTTGATTCCGATAACGATTTTATTATCAGTAGTCTGACCGGATAAACAAATCATATCAGATACGGTAGTTCCGCTGGATGCGGTTTTCACGAATTGTTGACCATCGGTGTGGAATGTAACATACATACCCGCAGTGATTGATTCACCACTCTTTGCAGGTACAGTCCTTACATCACTGAATACAGTTTCCACACCACATTCACGTAATACTCCCGCGGTGATTGCTTGAGCTTTGGTGTAGTTGGTGGTTGGATCCACATCATATTCCGGATGGTCATGTGCAAATCCGATGATTGGGCCGTTGTTTCCGGCTGCTTTTTCGACTTGGAAGTCGTCGATTATTGCTACTGCGTCTCCTTGTTTAATTGGATTGGCGAGTGTTGGTTTTTTACTGTCTCCAGTGACACTTACAGTGTCTACGATTGTAACGTCGCCTTCTACTGCGGTTACTGGGATGGTTATCCCTTTGAACATATTAACTTTTGACATGTTAATCTAATCCTCCTATTTATTTTTTGAAGTATTTTGCTATACGGTCTGCTGTACCTGCGGGAATGCTCTTGCGAGTTTCTTGTATTTCCACGATTGGTTTAGCATCCTTGTATAAGTTTAAGAAAGTATCATTATCATTGATGCATAATTTTAATGCTGCGTCTTTTTGCGATGGTAATAATACTCCTTTTTTGATATAAGCATCGACTGTGGCTTCTGCTCTTTCAAGCTCTAATTCTTTAATAGTTGCTAATGCGTTCTGGTATTCTTCGTTAGCATCTAATAGTGCTTGAGCTTCGTCTTGTAAGTTGCCGACAGCGTCATCTACTTGTGCTTGAGTGTCATCGTTTTTCTTTTGTAGTTCGGTGATTTCTTGGTTTTTTTCTTCAATGATAGTTTCATATTTCTGTTTGAGTTCATCGAAGGTATCACCTTTGCTTTGTGCTTCTTTTAGTTGAGCAGTTAATTCGGCTATTTGTGCTTCGTATTGCTCAGGGGTTATTTCTTCAGTCATTGTCTTTTTCCACCTCATTTAAGTTTTATCAAAATATTTGATAAGCATTCTATTATTTATTCAGTAAATCTTCTAGATACATTGCAATAACGATTTGAATGGCTTTTTTTTCACTGTAACTGTAATCATTTACGAGTGTCTTTATCAAGTCAAAGCATTCGTAATCGTCAATGACTCTTTCTTCCTCAGTCAAATGAAGCATCCTCCTTTGAAAAATTAGTTATAAAAAAAATGAATATTAATCGAATTTAGGGTCATACTTGAAACTTACACTACACATGCAATTCGGATGTCTTGGCGGTAAGTGATCAAGGTCGTCGATGGGGAATGTACTTCCGCAGTCTTCCTCACATAAATCACATGGGTTGTGTCCGCAGACATAGTCATAACAGTTAGCACCTTGCGCTTTACTTGTAATATAATTCGCTGTAGTTTGTGCTTGTTTGATTTCTGTACGGGCAATGGTTCTTCCACGTGTACGGTTAATCTCATCACATTTACGGGTTATTTCTTCAGATACTGTACGATGATTTAATCCTTCACGATATCCCTCTTTGATTATGTCTCGGATACTTTCACGGGTATCTTCATTGACGTTAGTTACAAGGGTTGCGACTCTTTCATCGATTACTGTTTTGAATAATGCTTGTTGTGCTGGACGACTGAATCGTATGTCTTTTATTCCTTGACCTACTAATCCAGTCATTGTCTCTGCATATCCAGTCATTAATGTATCGATGGGACTGTAAGTATAGTATTGTTCAAATTCGGCGTAATCATCAGCACGTCTGTATAATCGACTATATTCATTTTTTATCTCATCAAAATATTTGTCGGATGTTTTAACTCCTAATTTGATGAGTTTTAGAATATAATTATCCATAGGCTTATACTTCCGTTTCTTCCATTAATTCAATGATATTCTGTTGTCCGTTTTCCCCGTCAGCTACATTATACTCGGGGATGTTGGGTAGGTTGAAATCTTCATTTAAACTGGTGAGGTCAGGTTCTTCATTAGTGTAGGTTAATCCAGTTTCTTTTTTGAATAATAATGCGATTGCATCCTGCACGGCTTTATTCTCACTATCGATAACTCCATTCTGCATTAATGGTTGTAATGTATTGAATAATCCAGTTAAATCGCCAGAGGTGAATTTATCAAAACTGATTGTAGGTGCAAGGGTGATGTCCCCGTAATTCCATTCTACAATACGGTTGATGATTTGTTTCTGTATACAATTAGCAATCTCTTCTAATATACCATCGAATACGATTTGACCGAATTCTAATTGTGTCTGTGACTGAGCATAAGTACCCGTCTGACTATTATCACCTAACAAGAGATTACCCAAGTAATATCGGCGGAAAATCTCATTATCCTTACGCTGCAAAGTACTGAAGAAAGTCTCACCGCGATGACTAGACTCTAACACTCCAAGGTCATCATCACGACCCACCACTATCCGAGTATTACCCCCTTCAATATCATCAAAAGCACCGAGCATACTATCACGGCTAACCGGGTCATTAGTCTTACCATATAATGTAGGATTCTCATGTTGCTCCAGGAAACTCATTAACCAATCATTAATATTCATCTTGTCTTCAACGATTGGTCGGAAATCATATAATAATCCTTTACCATAATCATCATCGAAATCACTGTTGAATGTGTATTTGAGGCATTTGTTGATTGGTATGGTGGCGGTTTCTTGCTCGTATTCCTGATAGATACTTATGAGTTCACCGTTATCATTATAGATGAATGGTTCCTCTTGTAATGTTTTGATGTGTAATGGTATCATGTTATTGACATAGAGTTTACCATCCTCGTTTAATTCATACATTATTTCATGTATACTATAACCCCAAGGTACTGCAGTAACTTGTTGTTTCACGATTTCATTTAGTTCAGTTTTCATGTTGAATAACATGTTGTTGATGAAATCGTATATTTCATTATCCGTATCGTTTTCGTTGGCTACAAGTACCCACTGCTTACTTGATAGTAAGTATTTGAGTATATCGTAACCTGTACTGACTTGTGTATCTTGTAGTATCTCGCATCCTTTCTTGTAAGTGATACGTTCACCGGATTTCTTTAAACTAAACTTGTTGCGTTGGTTACGTTTCACAAATCCAATGTTACTGTTGAAACTTTCTCTTTTGAATAAGTTTTTAAGATTAGTTTTAATCGTGTCAATGATTGGCATAGTTTTATAGTCGCCTCCTTGTCCTTTTTCCACCAGTAGCAATACGTTGTCCACTGATTTCCTTTAAAAATAGATACCCGTAACTGATAGCATCCACAATATCATCATGTTTACCATTAGGGAATGCACGGAATTCATCCAGTAATGTTTGTCGTTTAACCTCATTATTAATCAGTATATGGATTTTACCATCATAGACTGCATTGGCTAATGGTGTTGCACGGTCAGCTTTGGTCCCGATAGGTTCGGATTGTCTTGTTGGGTATCCTGTTAAGTATGATTTATATTCGTCGTAGAGTAATCCTGCTGCTCCACCCCGTGTACCAGTCTCTAATAGTATATTGTATTCAGGACCATCGAGTCTTGCGGTGTTGCGGATTAAATCTTTCACATCATTACCGTATTGTCCTCTTTCATAATCGAATATCCAGTATTCATCACTTGGTGTTTTCAGCATTCTTGCCCCGACTGTATAGTCTCTCTGGTCTCCTAGTGTATCGTCGCTTGATGCTATATCCCAGCTTCTGCATTTCCCGATTGCATAGTCATCGAATGTGTCCTCGAATATTAGGTGGTCTGTGTGGAAGAAGTCGCTGGTTAAGTCTATTGGTTTTTGTTGGTAGATTGCTTGGAATTGTCTTTCACCCATTGTTTTTTGTTTGTCTAGGTAGAAGTCAATACCATAATAATCCCATAAAGGTTTACCATTTTCATCAATTGCAGCATATTCCACATGTTCATATTTATCTCGTTGATATTCATCATCTAATATTCGCCCTTGAATGTCCTCTGAATGCCATCTAGTATGTAATACAATTAGTTTGGTTGAAGGTCTTACTCTCTGCTCAATAAGGGTAGTGAACCAGTTCCATTTCTTGTTTAATGCTGTTGGAGTTAGTTCATCTATCAAACCTTTATAAGGATCATCAACTAAGATAATGTCTGTTGGGTGTCCTGTGATAGAACCTGATGCACCAGTTAATCTTATACTTCCTTGTTGTAATCTGCCAAATAATTCAAATCTTAAGTTAGTTGCACTTGATTTAACACGAGATACAGTTATCCCATAGATGCTTCCCATTTCTTGAATTAATTGTCTTATCGCTATTCCAAATTCTATGCTTAATTCTTTTTCAGCATTAACAATTAAAATACGTAGTTTAGGATTGTTTATTATTAACCAGACACTATATGCTAATGTTACTAGACTTGACTTAGAATGTTGTGGTGGCATTGCACACAGTAATCTTTTCTTATCTGAAGTTCCATCAGTTATATCCATTAGTTGTTTTGCTAATGCTTTGATATGTGGTGCTTCGGTGTCATCTTCAAATCTACTAGCTACAAAGATACTATAAAAAGCATATAGATTCTCAGTTAGTTCCTGTAATTCATCAGCATACATATTCATGTATTCATTGTTACGTGTGCTAATATCATTACTTGTATCTAGCATTTTTTATCTTCCTGGTTAATGTGTCATTAGTGACAAATCTTCTCATTGTGTCTTCGACATCTATAGCTTCGAGTTCTTTGTCATTGATTAATCTACCTACAGCATTTAATCCTTGAACGAGGTTTCCGTCTTTGAATTCAGGTAGTCTTCTTGCGATTTCATTTAGAAATTGTTGGACTAACCATTCTGGTGTGACATTATCTTCAGGTATTTTAAAATTAGTTTGAATTGACTTTTCATTTGTTTTTGATTTTGGTTTAGTGGTATCTGGTTCTTGAACCAATTTCTTACGATTCCATTTCACATGAGGACAATATTCTGATTTATAGTTTCTTAATGTACCCTCAGAGATATAATCGTCTTCATTATCTGATTGAGTTTTTATCCATTTACTTATCTCCTTTGGAGAGTAACCTTCACATAAATATGATTGGATTTCTTTTTTGAATGGTGATATATCAACCAGTTTTTCTTTTGACATTTTAAGGTTCACCTTGGTTAGTAAGTTACTAAGTTAACCCCCCACTATACCAAGTTGTTAACTTGTTAAGTTGTTAAGTTATCATGTGCATATTAACGTTGTTATATTAATAGTCTCTTTAAAGTAATTATTTTAGTATGAAGTTGAAGATGAATGTTAATGCAGTAAAAAAGATTGTTATTAGGGATATTATCATTGTGAAACGATTCCTGTTGTCTTGTACTGCTCGTTCGTTTTCTATGAGTTTGGTTTCCATTGCGACTAATCGTTTTTCTAGGTCTGCGTCGTTTTTGTTGGATTGCAGTATTAGTTGGTTTATATTCTCGTTCATTCGGTCTAGTTTTTCGCTCATTTTCTCGATTTTCAAGTCTAGGTCATCTAATCGTTTGTCTTTGTAGTCTGCACGTGTTTTCAGTGATTCTATGTCGGTGCTGTGCGATTGTATTAATGATTCATGTATACAATCGTATTGTATGGTCATAGGCTTATTCCCCGGTTTCGTATTCATCGTTTAGTACGGGTTCTGTTGGGTCAACGGGGTTTTGTGTTTGGTTGCCTAGGAATCCGAATGTATTTGGATATTTACTGTCGAGGTATCCGATTATGAATATTATTATGGTGAATAGTATTTCGCTTAATTGTGCTTCGGTTATTGGTAGGTTTAATCCGTGAGATATGAGTATTCCGATTGCCCATCCGCTGATTGCCATGCAGATGTATTTGATTATTGTGGTTAGGTTTCCGATTAGGTTATTATTAGTGGTCATTTTTAATCAATTCCTTTTGAATTTGTTTTTATTTGATTGGGTAGGGGGGATTTGAACCCCAGTATAGGATTAAAAAAGGATTATTGGTTTAAATAAATATTTTTTTGTTTTTTATGAAGATATAAAATGAAAACGTATTTACCCGATTTATTATTAAAAGAAAATGTTTTTGGCAGTTTCAATGATACTTTAAATAAAGATTATGCAATGCTTTATTATTTGACGATGATAAAGGTCTAATTATTGTTTATCCGAAATTCTTTTTTTTTAGCTGATTGTACTATATAAAAAATAAATCCTTTAATATCCCATTTAAACCCCGTCCAAAAATATAATATTTGGATGGTTTACCTACCCATATATTTTAGAGAAGTAATCCATACTTATAATTAACTTTACGGAGTCCTACATAGGGTATTGTGGCTTGTGTAACTAATCCACATTCTTTACAGTAGATTTCGCATTTATCAAGGTCAGTTATAGTATCTGCTCCACACTCCGGACAGGTTTCAGTATCATCTGTTACTCGGTAATGTTTTGCTCTACGATAAATTAACCTTTTATGTCGGTTGAATTGTAAGTATTCTTTTAGGAATTTGTCATTGTATCTTTCAAAATCCATACTGATTACTCTTCTCTTGGTATACTATATCATTTCCTCATCGGAAGATATGTTCTTGTTCGTATAAAATCGTATGATCATATCGGGTAGTCTCATATATGACTTGGGGGTTATGTAGCATGTAGTAGTTGGTTATCCTGGATAGTATTGTTATTAGTGTGGGTTCGTTTAATCTGTATTGTTCGGCTATTTCTGTGAATTCTCGGTTTTCTTTGTTTTCTCTGTTTAGGTATAGGCTGGGTTTGGTTCTTTTTTTGATTGTGAATATTATTGCTAGGATTATTGCTTCGTTTTTTGCTCTTCGGTGGAGGTATTGTAGGTCGTTTTGGAATACTGTGAGTATGCTTGTTACTACTTCTTTTTCGTCTCGGTTTAGTTTTAGTGTGTTGGGTAGTTGGTTGTTTATTTTGTCTAGTAGTAGTATTCTGTCTTGGTGTCTGTATTGTCTGTTGATTTGTGTGTTGTATTTTTTTGACCTTTTTTCTCCTGGTATGTAGGATGACTTGTATTTGTCTAGTAGGTGTTCGATGTTTTTCATTCTTTATCATCTTCTTTTTCAGAGGGTTTTTTGTCTGGTCCTATTAGTTCGATGTCGTTTAATCGTATGTTTAGTTTCTGTAGGGTTTCTGTTTCTTCCATTGATAGGCAGTGTATTTGGTGTTCGAGTTTCTGTCTAGTGTGTTCGTCGGTAGTGTTCTGTAATTGTTTTTTGAGTTCGGCTTTCGTTGTTTGGATACATCGTAGTGTTTGGTTATCTAGGTTCATAGTGCTTCCTCCATTTGGTTTTCTTTTCTTAATACTGTTTCATACTTGTTTAATCGTTGTATTACACGGGTCATGTCTAGTTTCTG